GTGTAATCGCCTAAAACCCGCTCCCGCTCGGACAGCTTGCCTATAAGGGCCTCCACGGGGACGCAATCGACAATTTCAACCGTCCCTAATACCGCGCCATAAACAAGTTCTGTTGCCCGCTTCAAATTCTCAATTCCCCGTTCATACTCTTTTTCAAGTATTCTGCCGTATGCGATTTCGCGTTTCAGGGTTTCCGAAACGCCGTCACGGTCCGGCAAAGCCATAGCCGCCGCCATAGTGACAAATCGCGGCTTCCCATTTGCCGCATGGACCGCTACCCGGCCCCGAATGTGTGTGCGGCGCGGGCGGGTTTCATAGCCTTTCAAGCCCGCTACAATCGCGTATGCGTAAGGCTGATAAACAGTAAATGCTTTCACCTGTCCGCCGCCCCCTGCCCGTTCTGCCGCTCCCGCTCCTGTTTGATTTCAAGGGCAACTTTGCAATCCCTTGTAAATGCCTGAAGCTGCTGCACAAATTTTTCGTTGATTGCATCAAAGGGCATTATCACCGCAACAAGGATTAAACCGTTTTTTGCGGCTATGTACGTTTGCCCGCTTGTGTCCGTCCGCTCATACAATGCCAACATATCCTTGTATTCTGCCAGCGGCTCTAAATACTTTGTGTCGATGAATTGAAGCCCCTGCGACGTGTGGAGCGGCTGCAATACCCGGCCCGCAAAGCCGATTTCCATTTCATCCAGTTTAAGCACATTTTCGCATTCCACCGCGTCCCGGAAATCAATGCTCACCGGCAACGGCTCTTGCCGCACAAACATTTTGCTTGCCTGCTTATCCGGTATGTCAAATACGGCAAAAATGCTTTCCTTGTCCAAAGGCGGCATTTTCAAGAGCGGGTAAACGGCGCTACCGTCCCCCAGCCATTGCGCCGCACTTTCCATTCGTTCATCATCAAAAAGGCAAAACCGCTTTTCCCGCTTGCAGATAGAAACGATGGATTTAATTTTCATTGTCAACCCTGCTTTCTGAAATTTCCCATTTAATCTTCATCTGTGCCGGGTAAAGGTCAACCTGTGGGCGGCGTTTCCCTGTCCACCGCAACCCCCCAGCTTGCCCTATACATTTCCACCCTGCCGCCTTTAAACTGGTCCCGCTTTCGCTTCTGCGCCCGTTTCAGAATACCCAAGCAGGCTTTCGGGCTTAAAGAGTATTTCGGCGGCGCGTCTGCCTCTAAAATCTGCCACAAGAAAGATTCTTTTTCTACGTTGGGGGATTCCCCAATATTGGGCATCCATCTGCCGCCAAGCGACGTCAACCCCGCCAATTCTAACCATTCCGGCCCTTGCCCATCTTCCGCTATCAGGCATTGAAATTCTGCCCTTTGTGATTTCTTCAAGGACGGTCCGAAAATCTTTGCCTTTGTTGCTGCCGAAGGCTCCGGGGACGTTTTCCCAAATAATGAAAACT